AGAAAGAAAGACAACCAAATAAAAGATTTAGAAAAAGCAATAGATTATTTAGAAAGAGAATTAACACACGTACGTAAAGAACAAGCAAAATGGATAGAACTGAACAAATAGTATTTGAAACATTAGAATTAGAATTTAGATTAACTCAGCTACTTAAGAAAAGAGAACAACTATATTTAAAAGGTGGCAATGATGAAAAGTTAAACGATAAAATTAGAGATGTACAACATAAATTAAGAAGCAATGCCACTACCAAAACCTAAACCAAATGAAAAAAAAACTGATTTTGTACAAAGATGTATGATTGATGAAAAAATGAAAACTGAATATCCGGATACTGAACAACGATATGCAGTTTGTAGAGAACAAGTAAAGGGTAGCAATTAGCTACCTTTGTTCATTAAAATAGTTTGTTCACGTAAACATAAACACAAAATAAAAGTGAACAGTAAGTGTTAAAGTTTTACTAAAATGTATTTTGTATTAATAACTTGTTTATATTTGCTTATAACTTAAAAAGAAAGACAAATGGCGTACTCAAAAAACCCTTTACCAAAAAGAGAAACTATATTTGAAATACAATATAGGTTAAAACAAGAAGCAAAACAATTACTAAAACAAATTAAAAATGACAAAGACAGAAATTTTACAAGAACTACAGTTACTAACTGATTTAGCAAGTACAACAAATGATACTTGGAGTTATAACAAACTAAGTAGAGTAAAGGATTCTTTAGAATCTTTATGGCAAACAGAATATGCCTACTTTGAAGAAATTAAACAGGTATTGAACTACGATGAAACAATGGACAATTTAAACCAATTAAACATTAGATAATGATTACAACTTTAGATAACAAGATTTGGGACAAAAAAGAAATTTTAGATAATATGTACAATGATGAATTTTACTATGGTTATTTAGGAAAACAAGCATTATCATCATCTTCTTTAAAAATGGTATTACAGTCACCTAAAACATACAAGTACGTTACTAAATATGGTTCAGGAGAAACACAAGCGTTACGTGATGGCAAACTATTTCATACAATGGTTTTAGAACCACACAAAATAGATGAACTTGTAATAGTTGATGTAGCTACTAAAGCTAACAAAGTTTACAAAGAAGCAAAAGCAGAAGGCAAACAAGTATATACTACAAAAGAAATAAAAGATGCTGAGCGTTTGGCTGATGCGCTTTTAAAAAATGATGAAGCAGTACACTATATGAATAAAGCAGGATTTGAAATACCTGAAATAGCAATGATAGACGGTTTAGCTTTTAGAGCAAAAGCAGATATATTAAAAGATAATATGGTAGTAGATTTAAAAACTACTACAGGTATAAATGATTTTAGATTTTCAGCAAATAAATACAGCTACGATTTACAGGCTTATTTATATCGTGAAATGTTTGGTGTAGATGAATTTGTTTTTGTGTGTATTGACAAAGGAAGTTTAGATATTGCTGTATTCGAGTGTTCAGATGAATTTTACCAAAGAGGCAAAGAAAAGTTAGAACAAGGAATTAGCAATTATAAATACTTTTTTGGCTCAGATAGTGATGTAGATTTGAATCAGTATGTATTAAGAGGAATTTTATAAATAACAATATGAAACAAATTAATTTATTTGGTAGTGAATTTCAACAAGATGATAATGAAAAAAAATATTCATCAAAAATTGAAGCGCCTATTTATGAACCTAAAAATGTAAAACCTCATATTTTAGAGTTAGTAAATAAAGAAAAAACGCATAGATTAATGCGTGAAATTGACAGTTCAAGTTTATCTATTGAAGAAAAAACATTTTTAATGGATTCAGCAAGAAGGCACAATGTATTTAATTATGAAAAGATTGCGGATTATTATGCAAACTCAAATAAAGAAATGCAAAATTTAATGGAAAAGTCAGCACTTGTAATTATAGATTTTGAAAAAGCAATTCAGTTAGGTTACGTTAAATTGTGTGATGAGATAAGAACTCAATATTTAGAAGAATATGGAGAATAAAGATTTTTGTGTTTTTATTATTTCTAATAATAGACCTAAAAAAGTTTACACCGATGCAATGCTTAAAAAATATAATTACACAGGAACTTCATTTATAGTTTTAGATGATGAAGATGAAAGTGTTAATGAATATATAAAAAATTTTGGCTCAAATAGAATTAAAATTTTTAATAAAAAAGAAATTGCAGATTTAACAGATGAAGGAAATAATTTTGATAATAGAAGAACAACTACACACGCAAGAAACGCCTGTTTTGATATTGCAATTAAATTAGGATATAAGTATTTTTTAGTTTTAGATGATGATTACACGGTTTTTAGATATAGATATATTGATAAGTATATTACAAAAGGTTATGTAAACAACCTTGATAAACTATTTTTAAACACATTTAATTATTTTGAAAATAATAAATTTACTTCTATTGCTTTTGCGCAAGGTGGCGATTTTATTGGTGGTGAATCTTGTGGTTTACTTAAAAATTACATATTTAATAGCAGAAAGTGTATGAACTCTTTTTTTTGTTCAACAGAAAGAAGATTTTGGTTTTTAGGTCAATTAAATGAAGATGTAAATACTTATGTAACTTATGGCAATAGAGGTTCTTTATTTTTAACAATACCATTTGTAGGGCTTGAACAAAAAGCAACTCAATTAACAACAGGTGGAATGACTGATGCGTATTTAAAATACGGAACTTATGTAAAAAGTTTTACAACTGTTATGATGCAGCCAAGTAGTGTGTTTGTGGCTATGATGGGATTTACAAAAAATAGATTACATCATAGAGTAAAACAAAAAAATACAACACCTATGATAATAAAAGAAAAATATAAAAAACAATAAAATGAAAACAAGAAAACAATTCAACAGCAATTACCACAACAATGAATTTAATTATTTAATAAGTGAACTAACAGATATTAAACGCTCAATAATAGACATAGATTGTGTTATAACAAAATATAAATTTAATACGTTTATGATTGACCATAAGAAAAACGAAGATAAAACTTCAATTAATACGCTTATGCAATTATCGAATTTTGTTGGAGTAACTTTAAATGATAAAACACAAATACAATGTTTTGTAGTTCGTTCAAATGTAAATACAGAAACTTGTGAAACAATAAATGGAATTACAATGATTTACGAAATAAAAAATATAAACGATGTTAAAGACAAAAACAATAAAACAGATTTTATTAAAGGTGTTTTTAAATCTACAAATGATAATGAATTAAGATTATTTTTTCAGCAAGAAACACACAATGAAATAAAAGAAAATTTAAGATTTGAATTTTAATGAAAGAAATTACTGCTGAGCATTATAACCTTGCTTTGTACGAATACGAACAAGGAATGACTTTAGAAGAACTACGTGAGGTTATAAAACATTACGAAGATTTAGAACTATTTGAAGTATGTCAGGGTGTGCATTTAGCAGTAGAAGTAATTAGATTTAATATATTATTTGAATTAGCATTAGAACAAAAAATAAAAACAAAAAAATTAAAATGGAAATCAACGAAAAAATAAAAGAATTAGTATTACAACAAACAAACATAAACGTAGATGATACTACACGTACACGTGAGCAAGTAGAAGCACGTAGTTTATACTACACACTAATAAAAGAAATAGCACCTAAAACAACTTTAAAACAAATAGGTAATTCAGTTAAAAAGAATCACGCTACAGTTATCTATGGATTAAATCAATGGGATATGCTTGTAAGATACAACCCAACACTAAACAAGTACAAGGAACGCATTTTAAAGATGTTTGACAAACAAATAGATTTAACTGATATAGATTTACTGCGCAAACAAGTTAATCGCTTACAAGGCGAATTAATAGATTTGCAAATAGAGAATGAAAGACTAAGAAAAGAACTATTAAATGATGAGCAAGAAACGATTAAAAACATTAAAGAACTATTACATAGATTTGAAGGAACAGAACACCACGAATTGTTTTTGTTTAGATTAAATCAATTAGTAGAAATAAATAGTAAAAGAAAGATATGAGTACACCAAAAGAAAGAGCGCAAATATTAATGCGACTAAAAGCAGGATACAAACCAATACATAAATACAATAATGGTAATGGCGCTACACTTTGCAATAAATGCAAACTAATAATAGCTGAAGGTTTTAATGATGAAATAATGTGCAATGTTTGTATAAAAGAAATAGAAGTTAAACTAATAGATGAAGATAAAGAATGACACCAAAAGAAAAAGCAATTGAATTATTAGGTAAATTT